ACGAGTTTGCTGGTTTGGTTAGCGAAGGAATTGCTGCTGGCGACATTACTGATTATGTCGATACTGGCAGTTATATCTTTAACGCCTTGGTTAGTGGTTCGCTGTTTGGAGGTCTTCCTTCCAATAAAGTTACTGCCTTGGCAGGAGAATCAAGCACGGGCAAGACTTTCTTTGCTCTCAGCGTCGTTCGTAATTTCCTCGATGCTAATCCTACAGGTGGCGTCATTTATTTTGAGACTGAATCCGCCATTTCCAGAGACATGATTGAGTCTCGTGGTATCGATAGCAATCGCATGATCATCATGCCTGTCGCTACCATCGAAGAGTTCAGGACACAAGCATGTAGGATCCTTGACAAGTACATGAAGGAACCTAAGGATGATCGTGTTCCCATGATGTTTGTGTTAGACTCTCTTGGTATGCTCTCAACCAATAAGGAGATGGAGGACGTTGCCAACGACAAGCAGGTCCGAGACATGACTAAGAGTCAGTTGATCAAGGGTGCCTTCCGTGTGTTAACATTGAAACTCGGACAAGCACAAGTGCCTATGATCGTGACCAACCATACGTATGATGTGATTGGTTCCTATGTCCCTACAAAGGAGATGGGTGGCGGCACTGGTCTGAAGTATGCTGCTTCTACTATCATTTACCTTACCAAGTCTAAGGAGCGTGATAGTAAGAAAGAAGTAGTTGGCAACATTATCAAATGCGAGGCGAAGAAGTCTCGCCTAACCGTGGAGGGAAGTAAAGTTGCAACACGTCTATTTTTCGACGAGCGAGGTCTTGACAAATACTACGGCTTATTGGAACTGGGTATCGAGTACGGAGTCTTCGGGAAGAACGGCAATAGGGTTCTTATTGGGGAATCTTCCGTTTATCCTTCTGCTGTACTTGCTGATCCCGAAAAATATTTCACCCCCGAAGTGATGGAACAACTGGAAGTCGCAGCACAGAAAGAATTCTCCTATGGCAATTGAGCGTATTGAAACCACTATCTTGCGAAACCTCATCTTCACTGAGGAGTATTATCGCAAGGTAGTTCCTTTCCTAAAAGCAGATTATTTCCAAGAATATCATGAGAAGATTATCTTTGAGGAGATCGCTGACTTCGCTTCTAAGTATGATAAAGTTCCTACTCAAGAAGTCCTTGCGATTAATATACAAAATCGTAATGACCTTACTGACGATGCGTTTCAAGATTCGTTATCGACGGTATCCAGTTTCTCCAACGAATGGGTTGACTACGAATGGTTGCTCGACTCCACAGAAAAGTGGTGCCAAGACAGAGCTATATACATCGCCCTCATGCAGTCCATCAAGATCGCAGATGGAGGCGATAAGAAGGTTTCGCGAGATGCGATACCCTCCATACTCCAAGAAGCCTTGGCAGTATCGTTCGACGAACACATAGGACACGATTACATTGAACAAGCATCAGAACGTTATGACTTCTACCACCGCAAAGAAGAGAAGGTTCCCTTCGATCTCGAAAAGTTTAACTTTATCACGAAAGGTGGTCTCTCTAACAAGACTCTCAACGTCGCTCTTGCTGGTACAGGCGTCGGCAAGTCTCTATTCATGTGCCATGCGGCTGCTGCCGCCCTCAGCGAGAACTACAACGTTCTCTACATTACATGTGAAATGGCAGAGGAGAAAATTGCTGAACGAATTGACGCAAACCTTTTAAATGTTGCTGTCAAAGACATTACAGAACTTCCTGAAGTTCTCTTCACTAGTAAAGTTCAGGAGATCGCTCGAAAGACTAGAGGCAAACTTATTATCAAGGAATACCCCACAGCGTCAGCACATGCAGGACACTTCAGGGCACTCTTGAGTGATCTAAAGTTGAAGAAAGATTTCAAACCTGATATCATCTTCGTAGACTATCTTAATATATGTGCAAGTGCGAGGTATAAAGGTGCGGTTGTCAACAGTTACACGTATGTCAAAGCGATTGCTGAGGAGCTTCGGGGTCTTGCTGTGGAAGCTAATCTCCCTATCGTTAGTGCTACTCAGACCACTCGTAGTGGTTATGGCAATAGTGATCCAGATCTTACCGATACTTCTGAGTCTTTTGGCCTTCCTGCCACTGCTGATTTTATGTTTGCCCTTATCTCTACTGAGGAGCTTGAACAACAGGGTCGCCTCATGGTCAAACAACTTAAGAACAGGTACTCAGACCTCGCTACCTCACGAAAATTCATGGTGGGAATTGACAGATCCAAAATGAGGTTGTATGATGTTGCGGATGATGCTTCCGAAATCAGCATCGACACAGAGGACGTGGGAGATAAACTCTCACAGTTCGCTGAATCACAAAACAGACTATCCAAATTTGCTGAATGGAACGTATGACTATTAAATTTGAACGCTATGAAGAGTTTGTGGCAGCAGTTACAAGCAATGCTTCTACAAACTTTGTGGACTTCGCTGACCGTATTGGCGAACTTGATCGAGAGGGTGCCAATATTGAGCGTCTTCTTACTGCTGGTGTTGGGATTAATGCTGAAGGTGGTGAGTTCCTTGAGATCATTAAGAAGATGGTATTCCAAGGAAAACCCTGGAACGAAGATAACCGTGAGCATCTTATTATTGAGTTGGGTGATCTGCTATGGTATGTCGCTCAAGCAACAATGGCACTGGGCATCAGCTTTGATGAAGTCATTGCAACCAACGTGAAGAAACTGGAGAAGCGTTATCCTGACGGTACGTTTGATATTTACTTCTCTGAAAACCGTGCTGCTAACGACCGATGAAAATTCTTACACTTGAAGACTACCAAAAGGCAGGAGAAACTTTTTGGCCTAAGTATTGGTACATCGCTAAAGAACTTGGAGAGGATGCTAAACCTGAGCAAGTCCTCAAAGTTATGGAAGCGATTGGTGGTGTTGCACTTAAGCAAGCACTAGAAGACAAACTGTCTGGTCCATTTGGTTTTAATAAAAAGGAGAAAGATGAAGACTAGATTTATCTTATTCACCAAGGACTCTTGTGGTCCTTGTGGTCTGGTAAAGCGATACTTCAATGCTCTCAATGATGAGCGTACCAAACTCATCGAAGAAGTTCATCTTGAAGATTTTAGTGATGAACCAATTCCAGAAGAGAACATTGCCATCGCTAAAAAGTATGGCATCACTGCCACACCTGTCCTGATTGTTGTTGATGAAGAAGGAGAACTACTTGAAACTTACTCAAGCGGTATGCCAATCACTCAAAACATCCGTAAACTCTGGGCGAAATACGAAGTATAAATATGACCTCCCTCTAAATAGTTAGACGGGAGGTTTTTTTATGAAGCCATCAGATTTTGCTAGGAAAGGATCAAAGTATAGAGACAGAACTGATGTTTTGTTTGATAAAGCTCTGTCACAAAATGGCAAAGTAAATCATTTCAAGACAGAGCAGGGTTTAGTTGAGATGGGTGGTTTTGAAATCACCAGACAAACAAAGACTGGTAAGTCTTTGAAGATAGTTTCAAACTACTTTGATTTTTCTGAGATGCGTGGTCCCTCTGGACGTGCAAGAATGAATGCCGCTAAGAGAGCATTCAATTCTTTGATGCTTGCGGGTTTGCGTGGTAAGAATCATATTGAATTTACATGTAATAATGTAAACTCTAGAAACAGAGATATCTATCTAGATCTAGGTGATTTTGAAAAGACAGAAGAGTTTGGTGGCAGGGGAGCAGGATCAACCAAACAAAACTTTGGTAATGAATATGAGAAGTCTCTTGCCAAATCACTACAAGATTGGAAAGAAGGAAAACCTGTAACGAGGTGGTCCGATCATGTAACTGCCATAACAACGCAAGTGCAGGAGAAGCATGGTGCTATACTAGAGGTCATCGCGACTGGTGAAGTGGACACCAAACGACCTCTGGTCTTGAAGGGTCAGAACGTGGTGATCTCAGTGGGAGGAGGTACTCTCACTACTGACATCGGACAGAAGGTTGCTGATATCGTCCTCAAATGTGAGAAGAGTGATGCTTATCTGTCTGTAAAATATGGTGATACATTATCATTCTTTAACTGTGGTGTTGCAGGTAGTGGAAAGAACAACCTGAGACTATTTCCAGAAACAGATTTACGTAAAGGTGAGATTCCAGATGCTGGTAAAAAATACCTTGACATGTTTGGAATCGTTCATGATGATTTCTTATCTGTCTTTGAGAAATACGTTGGTAAAGATGCTGCGAGTGCATCTGTAGAGAATCATCTGCGTGATATAACTTTGACAGGACCACAGAAATCTGCATTAGAAGATCTGATTGCTAGTGGTGTAGGTAAAGGTTATTGGATGACCCACTATGATGGTGGCAAATTACATTTCTATCAGATTGATAATAAGTATTTGAAAGATGCTTCTACCCTTACTGGTAATACTATTAAACTCCAGTATGGTGGTGGAAATGGTAAAGCAAAACGAATCAATATGATTTTTGAAACTAAATCATATGAGTTTAGTTTTAACATCAGAAGCAAGAGTGGTGGCGTCTATCCTACTCACACTAACGGAGACTACTTTAAGAAGTAATGGCAAACGTAAAGCAACTCAAGCACCTAGAACACCTGGAAGATGAGATGCTCAACTATGGAGTTGAGGGTTGTAAAGCTGCGGTGTCATTCTTGAAAGAACTTCGTAAGATGCTGGGACATCAGGAGAGTTCTGGTTTCATGCAGACAAAGTGGGACGGTGCTCCTTCTCTTATCTGTGGAACAGATCCTATGACTGGCATGTTCTTTGTTGGCACTAAGTCTGTCTTTGCAAAGACTGCTCCAAAGATTTGCTATGGTCCAGAAGACGTTGATGAATTCTATGATGGTGATCTAGCAGAGAAACTTAAATATGCTCTTCTCTACTTTGCTGATCTTAATATCGAAGGCATCGTTCAGGGAGATCTTCTGTTTACTACAAGTACATTAAAGCAAGAAACAATTGATGGAGAACGACTCTACACATTTCGACCAAACACTATTACTTATGGCATCCCTGTTAACCACGATATTGGTAAAAAAGCTGGCAGAGCAAAGATCGGAGTAGTATTTCATACTCACTATACTGGGGATGATTTTCAGACTATGCAAGCTCGTGCAGGTGCTGATGTAGAAGGATCTGTTGATGCTTTGGTTGTGAAGAATGATACGCCTATGCATAAGGTTGGGTTTTCTAAATCAGAGATGACTAAGTTTGACCGTTATGTCTCTAAGATTGAACGCATGTGTCAGATCTGTGGTCCTTTTCTTGATGAGTTAGTTGCTGCTGGTGGAACTAAGGGTGATGCTAAGTTTCATATTTCTAGTTTCTTAAAGCAATTCTTTAATAATGAGATTAAGAATGCTCGCACTATTGCCAACGTAGATGAAGCGATGTACGACATGCTTAATTTTTATGAGGAGAAAACAAATAAAGAACTTTCCAAGATCAAGACAGTAGCAAACCTAACTGCAAAAAGAAATCTTGTATATGGCAGTCAGAATTACGTTGTAGATAATGTATACAAGTTCAAAGCGATGCTTGCACTGTATAAGGAACTGCAGGCAGTCAAGCAAATGGTTATAGATAAACTGGACCACCTGGAAGAGTTTAGAACATACGTTCAGACTGACAAAGGATATAAGGTTACAACTCCTGAGGGATATGTTCTGCATAAAGATGGCAGTATGATCAAGTTTGTTAATCGCCTGGAGTTTGCATACAACAACTTCACTTTACAGAAGCAATGGCGTTAAATTGTAAGACTTGCTACTTTACTTTTGGTAGGTTCCAACCTCCAACGATAGGTCATGCTGAGAATTTCAAGGGTGTCAAACGTGAAGCAGGCACCCATGACTATCGTATCTACATCTCACAGACTGTAGATAAGAAGGGTAGCAATCCCTTACCGCCAGAACGTAAGTTATACTACATGAATAAGATGTTCCCAGAGCATCGTGGTAAAATATTTTCAGGACCAAAGCAACCTGTTGCTATCTTGCAAGATCTAATGCTAGCAGGATATAATGAGGTAGTGTTTTTGGTAGGTTCTGACAGGGTTTCTGCCATGCAGTTCCTCCATAAATATAATGGAAAAGACTTCTCATTCAGGAAGATCGAGATCAGATCTTCTGGAAGTAGAGACGCTGACGGTGATACGTTTGCCATCTCTGGAACTAAGATGAGACGTGCAGCAGCTGCTGGCGACTTCGGAAATTTCAGATTGGGTATTCCTAAAGCATTAAATGATCGTGATTGTCGTGCTCTCATGAATGAGATTGCTGCGGCGCTACCAGATAATTTCAAATGAAAGATTTTAAAAAGTTAAGAGAAGAAGCACTGCGTCAACAACAGCGACATACAGAAGTCTTCAAAGAAGGTGATGCTATCATGTCATCACGTACAGGAGACAAAGGTCATATCCACAGAGTCGGTGGCAACTATGCTATTGTAATATCTGAGGAAGGAAATATGTTTCGTGAGTGGATAAAGAATATTAGATCTATAAATAATACGAGAAGAACGTCCCTATTAAACGATGAATTACCAGAAACCAATCAATAGCGTTAATTCAAACGATCAGTTTTCGTCTGGATTGATGGAACAATATGGTAAGTGGATGGATGGTGATTGCTTCCAGAATACTGAAGCACCCGATCTTCACTTGTCTGAAGCAGCATTTGATGGCATGGATCCCCAATCACATGGTGCTGAGATCAAAGATACTACTAAAGTAAAGAAAGACGCAAAGAAAGAAAAGTCTGTTGCTGAGTCAGAAGTTCTAGAGCGTGAAGAGTATGAGATCGATGGCGAGACTTATGTCATTGAAAAGGCAAAAGGTCTAGATGGTAAGGCATGTTGGAAGGGATACAAACTTGCTGGCACCAAGAAGAAGGGTGGTAAAACTGTTGATAACTGTGTAAAGGCAGGTGATCAGGTATCACATGATGGCGAAGAGTTGGAAGAGAAGAAGCTTGATCCCGTCAACCATGGTGAACTCAAGGGTAAGCACGCTGATCGTAAGGATAAGGACATCGATAACGATGGTGATGTAGATAAGTCTGACAAGTATCTTCACATGCGTCGTAAGAAGGTCTCTAAAATCATCGGTATGAAGGGCAAAAAATGAAACCATTTAAAGATTTCCGTGAGGAGTGTGGGTGTAAGGACAAAGATCGTAAGGGCAAAAAGAAGAAGAGTGGGAATGTAGAGGTCATGCCTACCATCAATGATGGTCAAAAGGGTATGGTCACCAAACCTACTAATGAGGCAAAGAACTATCCTGGTCCTTTGTATGCCCCATGGTCTGCTGTAGTCAAGGGCAGAGGTTTTGATCCCTTGGAGGAGGTTGCACCCCCTGGAAAAAAGTACGAGAGGATGGTTAAGCATATCAAAAAAAGTTATGCTAAAGATGGCAAACTGTCCGATGATGAAAAGTCCATCGCTTATGCTACCGCATGGAAACATAAGAACAAAAAAGAATCGTTTGAAGGTGGAGTTCAAAAAGCACGCCGTGATCATAGATCTGGCACGCTACTAACCTTCAAACAGTTTCTTGCAAAACTAACAGACATCTTAGATGAGTGGGAGAAATAAATAAGCTTGCACATCGCGATAAGATCATGCTTGCTTTTTTACTTCCCCTAGCATCTAAAATTATTTCAGACGCAGTTGCTAAGCTTCCTGACGACGAGGAACTTGGCGAAAAACTAGTTGAGATCTGCTTACTTATCCTTAGCAAGGCAGTCAAACTAACCAAGACAGATATGGATGACAAACTTCTGGCAGTTGTCGAACAGGCAATCCAGAAGCGCGAAGAAGCCTGAGATATAAATAAATCTTAGATATTAATAACTATCGGAGCACACGTCAATGTCCCTTTATGGTAGAACTGACAGCAATGCAAACAAAACCAAAGCTGGTGTGGGCATTGCGGCGTCAAGTCAAGCAAAAACAACCCTCTATATTGATGAAACTGAGGCAGCACTAGAAGCAAACAAGGAGCGTGGTCTAAACGCTCCTGGTTGGTGGTCGTATTTCAGCTATACTGATAGCTCGGGTGCTACTCGCCACAAGGCAGAGCAACTAGTTTTCGTAGCAGGTGGCGACACCAACGCTAACGAGACTCAGGCAGACGATGCACAGGCAGCAGACGCAGCGATCACGATCACAATCAGCACACAACCAGCAGATACTGCTGTTGCAGTTGGTGCTCAACTTGATCTTACCGTCGCAGCAGCTGCTTCTACTGGTGGCGCTGGCGTTCTTACTTATCAGTGGCAGAAGAAGTCTGGTAACAGATGGGCAAATGTTTCTGGTGCTACAGCAGCAACATTTACTGTTGCTACTTATGCAGCAACTGATGCTGGTTCCTATCGCGTCAAACTCAACAGCAGCAACGGTGCTAAAGAAGTCATCTCTGCTACCGCTGTTGTAACTACCTCATGATCTAAATGAATTTTGATGAATTGACACCAGACAACTGGTTATTCTTTGCTATTCAAAATTATAACAACCCGTCGTCCGTAACTTATTCAGACTTTGAAGAGGACTTAAAGAGATTTAAGTACATCAAACGACTGCTTAAGAGATACGCGACGACGGGGGAACTCAAAACTCATTTGATTCTGAATCATGTGATTGTGTTGTATAATGTGTTTGGTGAAGCAGCAACACCGTTGCTTTTTTATAAGACGGAGGCAACATACTGGCGTCAAATCACTGCCTTTATGTTGTTTCTAAATAGATTACCACCTAACTTTACTGATGCTGACGAGGAATGTCTAAAGAGTCTGAATCTAATTTGAATGAGATGGCAAACATTGCTGGATCTGGTGAAGGTCTAGCGTTGCCACCCGCTTTTGTTTTTATTAAACCTAAGCAGCATCGTAAGTATAAGAAGGCAAATCAAGATAAAGTTGATGGGCGTACCAAAGGCGCTCGCTCTCTCTTCGACCGTATCCAAAAAAGAAAAATGAAAGAACAAGTAGAATCTCAAATTGATGAGGCAATTGTGTCCGATACAGAGAGGGCACAGAAGCAGATCCAGCAGGGTAAAAAACTAAACCGTGCTAAGGAGATGCAAAATAAGCGTAAGGAAGCTAAGCAAAAACTTACGAACAAAACAAAAGAGATGGACACTCTTATGAAAGCTCGTCTGTCTGACTTCAAGAAGAAGGCATCAGACCAGCAGAAGAAAGTCCAACAAAAAAATTCTTATGAACCAAGTGGCGAAATTATGACTGAAAACCAAGACGTGATCCAAGTTGCACTCGATGTTGCAACTTCTGAACTCAACCCACAGGGTGAAGGTTCCTTTGCAAAGGTACAATTCTCTGATGGAAGCGTACAAAACCTTGACAACTTCTCTGCTAAGCGTATCGCTGCATGTTATGCACAACTAGATGATACCCACAAGCAGCAGTTCCAGTACATGTTAAACAAAGACGCTGCAAGTTATCAATCAGCAGTCGATTTTGCAATCAGGAATGTCTGATCGTGGCATTCGGTCTTGGTAAACTAGCAGTTTTAGAGAGCAAACTGGGAATTTATGAAGATCTCTCCAAAGAGATGCTTGACAAATTAGAAAAAGCGGTCGGGACTATCTCGGAAAATAGCAATAAGATTGCTGTTATCTTGGAGCGCCATGAAAATCGTTTGGATGAGAGCGAACGTGCTGATCAATTGATCCTCAAGATGCTTGAGGAGATGAAGGATCGTCATGAAAAAGATAATGAACTAATTCATAATCGAGTATCACAATTACAAAAGAAAGTAGACACAAACGCTAGGTTTGTGATCGGTGCTGGCGCTGTGCTTGCCACACTTGTGGCAGTATTACAGGTGGTTCCACCTTTCATTAAGGTCTTGACACCACAGTCCTCTGCTGTTAGTATGACTGAAATGACTATGGACCTTAGTGAGTTTTCTTGACGTTAAGTATATCCAATTAGTATCCCCTCGCCTGAATCTCTTCAGTCGCAAGAAGGCAGACCTGTACAATTTCAGGTGTCCTTACTGTGGCGACTCACAGAAGAGACGTAATAAGGCGAGGGGATATCTTTTTAAGATCAAGAATGACTTTGTGTTCAAATGTCATAACTGTGGCATGGGTAGGACCCTTGCTAACTTCTTGAAAGATCAAGATACAATGCTCCATGATCAATATGTCATGGAGAAATTCAAAGATGGTAGGACTGGTAAGGGAACTACTGTACCAAATCCTAAATTTAACTTTAAAGCGCCCAAATTTGTTAAACGTGATACCGATCTTGAAAAGATTTCTTCGCTAAATATTTCTCACCCAGCGAGAGAATATCTTGAACAGCGAGGCATCAAAGATCTAGATTACTTCTACTATTGTCCGAAGTTTAAAGCTTGGACAAATGAACAAAAGAAGATGTTTGACAACCTCAGGCAAGATAGTCCACGTATTATTATTCCATTCCGAGACAAAGAAGGTAACCTGTTTGGATACCAAGGCAGATCGCTCGCCCCTAAGGCAAAACTCAGATACATAACGATCATGCTGGACGAAGAACAACCAAAGATCTTCGGACTGGATAGAATAAAAGACGACAAACCTGTTTATATTGTAGAGGGACCTTTTGACTCAACCTTCTTGGAAAACTCGGTTGCTATGGCTGGGTCCGACGCTGATGTTAGGACGTTTGGTTGGAGCAATTATATTTGGATTTTTGATAATGAACCACGCAACAGAGAGATCGTCAACAGAATCTCCAAAGTCATTGACCGAGGAGATCAGGTAGTCATTTGGCCACAAAAAATACAACAAAAGGACATTAATGACATGTTCCTTGCTGGACATGATGTCCAAAAACTGGTAGACTCTAACGTCTATCAGGGATTAACTGCAACCCTAAAATTTAACGATTGGAAAAAAGTATGACAAACGGAGTTGGGATTAAAGTAAAGAAGCGGAACGGCGCTGTAGAGGCGCTGAACCTAGACAAGATCCATAAGATGGTAGAAGAGGCATGTGAGGGTCTAGGAAGCGGTGTAAGCGCCTCTCAGGTGGAGATGAACTCGGGTCTCCAGTTCTTCGATGGCATCGAAACGAAGGACATTCAGGAGATCCTTGTGCGTTCTGCTAGCGACCTCATTAGTCTAGACAATCCAAACTATCAGTTTGTTGCTGCTCGTCTGCTGTTGTTTGCAGTACGTAAGCAAGTCTTTGGACCATCATGGGTAGAAGGATATCCTTCTGTTCTTGACCACTGTTACAGTTGTGTTGAGAAGGGTGTGTATGATCGTGAAATTCTTGATAAGTATACATACGAAGAGTGGTCCAAGATCAATTCTTGGATGGACCACGAACGAGATATGCTATTCACCTATGCAGGTTTGCGACAGGTAGTAGATAAGTATCTGGTTCAGGATCGTAGTTGTGGTGAGATGTACGAGACTCCTCAGTACATGTACATGATGATTGCTACCACCCTCTTCCAAGACTATCCTAAGGAAACGAGACTGGAATATGTCAGAAGATACTACAACGCAATCTCAAAGCACAAAATCAACATTCCCACACCTATCATGGCGGGAGTGCGAACTCCACTTCGACAATTTGCTAGCTGTGTTCTTGTTGATTCTGATGACACCCTCGATAGCATCTTTAGTTCTGATATGGCTATCGGCAGATATGTTGCACAAAGGGCGGG